GAAACATTGCTGCTGCCGGTAGTGCAATTGCTAAGTTTGTTGGTGCGAAACAAGACCTAGAACGTAAGTCACTCAAAAAGGGTGGTGGCTCTGACCTAGAAGAGTTTATGGCTCTTGAGCAAATACGTGAGCAAGAAGAGCAGCTAAAGCAGATTATGATATACACAGGTCGTCCCGGTCTGTGGCATGATTGGCAAAGGTTTCAGGCAAAAGCGCGTGTAGCTAGAAAAGAAGCAGAAGATAAAGCTAGACGTAAACGTAAACAGATAATTGAAATATCTATCGTAACATTCTTTTTAGTTCTTGGTTTAACTATAATGGCAGCTTTTGTACTTCTACTTTTGCACTCACAAGGAAAACTATAATGGCACTAAAAAAGTCACAGCAAAGTCTTAAATCATGGACAAAGCAGAAGTGGCGCACAAAGTCCGGTAAGCCTTCCGCTAAGACAGGTGAACGGTATCTTCCCGAAAAAGCAATTAAATCCTTGACAAGCGCAGAGTATGCTGCTACAACTAGGGCTAAGAGAGAAGGCACACGCAAGGGGAAACAGTTTGTACGCCAGCCTAAATCTATTGCTAAAAAGACTGCACGATTTCGCAGAGGCGGGTAACGACCCACGCGAAGTACGCTTGGCTGACATGGAGCCTGATGTAGAACAACGTGTGTATTTGATTAAGAAAAAATTATGGGAAATAAAGAATGTTAACAGCACTGATAGGACCGATAGCTAGTCTAGCTGGCACATGGTTGGAGGGTCACGTTGAAAAAGGCAAGGCTAAAACTGAGGCTGAAGTTGCTAAGAAGAAAGCTGAAGCGGTGGTTTATGAGCGCAAAGCCAACGCTGAAATTGACTGGGATTTGGAAGCTATTAAAGGTAGCGCATCCTCGTGGAAAGATGAATGGCTTGTAATATTATTCAGTGTGCCTTTGATATTGGCTTTTATACCCGGCATGGAAGGTGTAGTGGCTAATGGTTTTGAACAACTTAAATCCATGCCAGAATGGTATCAATACAGCCTTGGTGTTATTGTTGCTGCCAGCTTTGGTGTACGCAGTGCTACAAAATTCTTCGGTAAGAGGTAGTCCCGTTGCCGATGTGGAGTTTGCACGAGAAAACCACCGAAGAACAAGCGAGGATAAATCGTGGCAGAAGTAACGATGGAAAGAATACTCAAGTGGAAGATACTGCCCCGCTTGATGATGTTTATGATGTCGCTATCGGCTTGGCGGGTAGTGGAGTGGTTTATGACTCTACCTTCCCCAACCCCAGAACAAGCGGCTCTAGTTAGTGTAGTTACGGGTGCCATGACAGGTGCCTTTGCTGTATGGATGGGACACGAGAAATGAAATACGATAAAGACCTTTTGATGGAAAAATTGGTAGCCCACGAGGGTATGCGTCTTGATGTGTATCAAGATACGCTGGGCATCAACACAATTGGCATCGGAAGAAATCTGGATGACCGGGGTATTACAAAGGATGAACTAGATTGGATGGATTATCCAAGTATTGAGTATGTTTATTCTGATGGCATCACTGAAGCGGATGCGGTGTACCTCGCACAGAATGACGTACAGATAGTCGAAGAGGAACTGGTTCGCGCACACCCTTGTGTCGAAGAGTTAGACGCTGTACGTCAACTTGTACTTGTAGATATGGCATTTAATCTTGGAGTGCCACGTCTTAACAAGTTTAAAAAAATGTGGGCCGCTATACACGAAAATAAATTTGACGTAGCGGCAAAAGAAATGCTTGACAGCAGGTGGGCAAATCAGGTAAAATCACGTAGTACAAAACTCGCTCATGCCATGCATCACGGAGAGTTTAATGGCTAGAGAGTTGACAGGCAAACAAAAAGTGTTCCTGCAAGTTCTTTTTGATGAGGCTGGTGGTAATATGGTTGCAGCCAAAAAACTGGCTGGGTATTCAGACACCACCTCTACATCAGAGATTGTCAAAGGTCTGAAGGAAGAAATCCTTGAGGCCACACAAATGTACATGGCACAGAACGCACCAAAAGCTGCTATTGCAATGACAGGCGCATTATATGATCCGACTGAACTTGGCATCCGTGATAAGATGTCTGCCGCCAAAGAACTGCTTGACCGTGTAGGTTTGGTGAAGACAGAGAAGATGCAGGTAGAGGCAAGCGGCGGTGTTATGCTTATGCCACCTAAAGCCCCCGTAGAGGACGATGAGTAGAAGTATAGGCAAGTGGAAACTGCCACAGCCAACAGACATTAAAGAAGAAAACGAGTGGGTGCCTATTCCACGCATTGCACGTACCGTGCCATTTGGATATGAACAGAGTGAAGAAGACCCCGACATTCTTGACCCTATACCCTTAGAACTTGACTTGTTAGAAAAAGCGCGTAAACACGTAAATCAATATTCATACCGTCAGGTGGCTAACTGGTTAAGCACTAACAGTGGAAGATATATTTCACATGTAGGATTAAGGAAAAGATTAGCTAATGAGCGACAGCGTAAGAACAAAGCTGCAAGCATCCGCAAGTGGGCAGAATATGCGGAAACGGCAATCGCCAAAGCGAAAAAAATCGAAGAAGCCAGAACAGGCGCAAGAGCAACCGCAGCAGATTGAGGAAGTTTCATATGAAACATCTAGCATTGAAGAACACGCTAATGTTTTGTTTAAGCCTAATCCCGGCCCACAAACAGAGTTTCTAGCTGCTAGTGAGCGTGAAGTATTATATGGCGGTAGTGCGGGTGGCGGTAAAAGTTACGCCATGCTGGCAGACCCGCTCCGCTACATGGGGCATCCACAATTTAGTGGATTGTTATTAAGGCATACAACCGAAGAACTGCGAGAACTTATTTTTAAATCGCAGGAGTTGTACCCCAAAATCTGGCCCGGTATTAAGTGGTCAGAAAGAAAGATGCAGTGGACCGCGCCATCTGGCGCAAGGTTGTGGATGTCCTACCTAGATAGAGATGAGGATGTCTTGCGGTATCAGGGTCTAGCATTTAGCTGGATAGGCTTTGACGAACTAACACAATGGGCCACACCATATGCATGGGATTACATGCGAAGTCGTCTACGGTCCACTGCACCTGACTTGCCCATCTTTATGAGGGCTACAACTAACCCCGGTGGAAGGGGTCATCACTGGGTCAAAAAGATGTTCATCGACCCTGCACCATATAATAGGCAATTCGATGCAACAGACCTTGAAACTAACGAAGTGCTGCGATATCCTGCCGGACACGCAAAGGCAGGAAAGCCTCTGTTCAAACGGAGATTTATCCCAGCGAGACTTACTGACAATCCTTACCTATCCGAATCAGGTGACTACGAAGCAATGCTTCTGTCACTACCAGAGCAGCAAAGACGACAACTCTTGGAGGGTGATTGGGATATTAAAGAAGGGGCTGCGTTTACCGAATTTAATCGTGATCTCCATGTTATTGAGCCTTTCAATATTCCTAATAACTGGGTCAAGTTCCGCGCTTGCGATTATGGTTATGGCTCTTTTAGTGGCGTACTTTGGTTTGCCGTGGCTCCCGACGAACAACTCGTGGTATATAGAGAACTATATGTATCAAAGGTACTTGCGACAGATTTGGCGGACATGATACTGGAACTAGAGGCAGAGGACGGCAATCTAAAGTATGGAGTATTGGATAGCAGTCTTTGGCATAAACGTGGTGATACTGGCCCTAGTCTCGCGGAGCAAATGATTAGCAAAGGATGCCGATGGCGTCCATCTGATCGCAGCAGAGGCAGTCGTGTGGCTGGCAAAAATGAAATACATAGGCGTCTGCAGGTAGACGAGTTTACAGAGGAACCAAGACTTGTATTCTTTAATAGCTGTACAAATGTCGTCAGTCAGTTACCGTCCATCCCTCTGGACAAGAAAAATCCAGAAGACGTTGACACAAAATCTGAAGACCACCTTTACGACGCGCTACGGTATGGGATTATGTCCAGACCCCGGTTCTCTATTTTCGACTATGATCCCACGGGCAGACCATCAACAGGTATGCAAGTAGCTGACTCTACATTTGGATACTAAAGGAAAAACACATGGCAGAAGATGAAATTATGATGGAAGACGACGCTATTGCGTTGGAAGATACAGATGATGTCGTGTCTGCTGACATAGATGTAGCAGGTATCATACCATTCATCATGGAAAGATATCACCGCGCTGAAGATTATAGGTATCAAGATGAAGAGCGGTGGCTTAGAGCCTATCGTAATTATCGAGGCTTGTATGGCCCTGATGTGCAGTTTACTGAAGCAGAAAAATCTCGCGTATTTATCAAGGTAACAAAAACAAAAACACTCGCTGCTTACGGTCAAATTGTAGATGTTTTATTTGCTAATAATAAATTTCCTCTATCTATAGAACCCACCGAACTTCCAGAGGGTGTGGTTGCTGATGTTCACTTTGACCCCCAAGAACCAGAACAAATTCGTAATATTTACGGTTATGAGGGAGATGGCACAGATTTTCCAGCGGGTGCTACCTCGCAATCTCTACGTGAACAACTTGGACCGTTACAAGAAAAACTAGAACCTGTAGAGGATAAACTTAAAGAGGGGCCATCAAAAACTCCAACAGCCATAGAATTTAGTCCTGCCATGGTAGCGGCTAAAAAAATGCAGAAAAAAATTCACGATCAATTAGAAGAATCGGGTGCCAATAAAAATTTACGTAGCAGCGCATTTGAGATGGCATTATTTGGAACAGGCATTATGAAAGGCCCGTTTGCTATTGATAAAGAGTACGCTAACTGGAATGATGGCGGCGAGTACGATCCTCGTTTTAAAACTGTCCCACAGGTAGAACATGTTTCTGTTTGGAATTTTTATCCTGATCCTGATTCAAATAATATAGACGAGGCACAGTACGTTATTGAGAGGCACAAGTTATCTCGCTCTCAATTACGTAATTTGAAAAAACGCCCATACTTCCGTGGTCAAGTTATTGACAATTGCATATCAATGGGTGAAAACTATGATAAGAAATATTGGGAAGATGATCTTTCTGATTATGCCCCAGAGCATGGCATAGACCGGTTTGAAGTTCTTGAGTATTGGGGTATGGTTGATACAACTATGCTGGAAGAAAACGGTGTAGATATTCCCGATGAATTAAAAGACTTCGATGAACTACAAGCAAATGTATGGGTGCTAAATAACAAACTTATCCGTATGGTTCTTAACCCATTTAAGCCTGCCAAAATTCCGTATGTAGCTGCGCCGTATGAACTTAACCCATACAGCTTCTTTGGTGTAGGTATTGCAGAAAACATGGATGATACGCAAACGCTAATGAACGGCTTTATGCGTATGGCTGTGGACAATGCCGTACTGTCAGGCAATCTTATTGTAGAGGTAGACGAAACTAATCTAGTGCCGGGACAGGACTTATCTTTGTATCCGGGCAAGGTATTCCGTCGTCAGGGTGGCGCACCGGGCCAAGCTATTTTTGGCACAAAGTTCCCGAATGTGTCATCAGAAAACATGATGCTGTTTGACAAAGCGCGACAGCTTGCGGATGAAAGCACCGGTTTTCCTTCGTTTGCTCACGGGCAGACAGGTGTTACCGGTGTAGGCCGAACTGCCAGCGGTATTTCTATGTTGATGGGGGCTGCTGCTGGAAGTATTAAAACTGTTATTAAAAACGTAGACGATTATTTGCTACGTCCTCTTGGTGAAGGTTTCTTTCGGTTTAACATGCAATTTGACTTTGATCCTGAAATTAAGGGTGATCTTGAAGTCATCT